TTCGGAACGGGTAATGTAGCTCCACTCAAGATCCAGCCGGTCCACTTTTGCGATCCGCTTCTTGAGCATCCGACCAGACTCCACCCGCCCGGCGCCGTCAGCGGACAAATCCTGTTTGGACCAGTCAGACTTGGCAAGTGAGGGCAAGTCGGTTACCGGAGAGCCGGTGGCCACGCCATACGCATTCGCCGGGGTGACGGATCTAATTGGTACGTTTACACTCACAGCTTACACCCCCACCTGCACGACAGTCCGGCCGGCTTTGGCATTTTTACGCCTGGCGGCTTCGATTATTTCCTCCAGAACCTTGCTGCTGCCAACATTGACCTGAATAATCCAGGGGCCTTCTTCGCCGCCGCTCTGGCCTGATATAACAGCTGCTATCTTCGCCGCCAGCGTGTCCATCCAACCCGTGTTCTGCTCAAGCGGCAGGACGGCTTCTTTCTTTCGTCTTTCTCCAATCATGGCCAAGGTGGGCTGATCTACTATGCCGCCCTTAGCTAATAAAGGTATTCGGGGAAGATTAAAGCCAAACTTTTTACCACCCAGCAGGGGCACCCAACTGGGCACGTCGAACTTTAGCTTGTTTAGCCCGCCAATCATGCTGTTAAGGGCACGAATTACACCGTTCACCATACCCTTAAAGAACCCGGAAATGCTGCTGCAGATGTCCTTGATAAAGTTCTTCAAGTTGCCGAATATCGCTTTTGCTTTGGCGCTGATTGTGTCCCAGTTTTTATACAGCAGAACGCCGATAGCAATCAAGGCGCCGATGGCCAGGACAACCAAGCCGATGGGGCTAGTGATGAACGTCAGCACGGCACTAAAGGCTGCGCCTATTGCAGTTCCTATCGCCGCAACCGCATTCCATATGGTCATAGCTGCCGTCACCAGCCCGAAGGCGATGGCCATGCTGCCGAGGATCGTTACGATAGTATCCAGCACCGGCTTACCATCGCCCATCAGCCAGTCAATCAGGTCCACGAACTTGTCCAGCAGCCAGCCTGCCCAATCTAAGACTTCTGCTATGGCTGGCGCTATCAAGTCAATAAACCACTCTATGAAGGGAGCCACAAACTCTGTATAAATATATCCGGCCAGCTCAAATACTTTTGCGCCGAGCCGGACAAGACCCTGGAATAAGTGTTCGCCGCCGTGGTCCCATACCCACAGAAGAACTTCGGCGAGGTGGCCAAGCAGATCCAGAGTTGTCCCGATAATCTGCAAAAATACGCCCACGGCAGTTGGCCCAATCTCGCCCCAAACTTCCAGCAGACTCGTTCCGATGGCACTCAACAAGGCAAGAATGCTGTCAAAAGCATACCTGGCGCTGGCCACAACATTCACGCCCTCTGCGGCCCATGCAGTCTTAAATGGCTGAAAAAGGGTTGCAAAGAAAGCATTTACCTTGCTCATGCTATCCTCTATGGGGCTAACGTCCACCGGGGGGGCAACCATCTCAGGCCCGGCAGCTCCTGCACCCGCACCGGTGTCGGCCTCGGTGGCCCCCAGCACGTGAATCTCATCAAAGCCAGCCAGAGCCCCCAAGGTCTTTTTGGCCGCCTTGCCATAGCCTTCCATGCCTGCCTTAGCTGCATTGATCCCTTTAGCAGCCGCGAAACTCGCCTTGTAGGTCTTACCGAAAATAGCTGATGTAAAGGCGGCTATATAGGTAGTCGCGGTGGCCAGCCAGCGCATCAGCGTCTGCAGGGCCGGCAGAATGGCCTGGTAGATCGGCATGAAGGCTACCTGGAGATTCGTTTTGACCTGGGCCAGCGAATTCGTAAATTCCGCATTGGTTCTCATTGCAGATCCCACGTAATCCATCAAGCCCCGGATAGCTTTGTAGAGCACAGCAAAAACAAACACTTGCCTCAGCACTCGCATAAATGCCCGCTGTATAGAGGTAGCAAAACCGCCTACCCTTTTCTGTGCCTTCCCTGCCTGCTTGCCGGCGGTGTCTATTTGCCGGCCTGTCTTCTCCGTGGTCTGGCCGGCCTGGGCGGTGGAAGCCTCGAGTTTCTCGATCTCCAGGCGCAGCTTGTCACTGCGCGCTCCATACCGCAACATTCGCTCTTCGGTTTTGAGCATATCTGCCCTGATTTGTTCACCGAATACACCCTTCTTGCTCGCGGTGTCAAGCAGCTCGTAGTCGCGGGCCAACTCCTTTAGCCGCTGCCGGTACATCTCCGCCATGCTGGTGGCATTGTCCATCTGCGCGGTTAGAGACTCAATTTGCTCTGCAAGTTCGGCCGGCATCTCTTTTGCTTCGTCCGGAACCATGGATCTGAAGCTGCCGGCCATTTTAGACATAGAGTTTTTAACAAAGCTATTCATGCGGCTAAAAGTGCTTTTCATGCCGCTGCTAAAAGCCTTGTTTAAAGAGCCCATCTCCCGGACTATGGAGTTCGGGCTTATTTCTATGTCTAATTGTATTTTGCCAACGCTGTCTGCCACCATCTCACCGCCTTCCCGGGCAACAAAAAAGCGCCCTGCGTAGAGCGCTTAACGGTTTTTATCTTCCAAGCCTTTTACAATGTTGTTTTTCGGGTTACTTCTTCCAGAATGCTGTTCAAATATTGAACCTCTTTCGCGTTACAGGTCAGATCAATGTCGATGCTTTTCGTAATGGATGATATCCTTACCTTTGAGGAAAACATGTCCCTTCTGAAATCGTAGGATCTGATTTCTTGCAAAGGTAGCTGATCTACCTTTTCATTGAACAGAATCTTGTGATAAACCAATACCCTTCTGTCCGTTACCGCCATCAGAGCGGGCTGCTTGCCCTTGATTGAAAATGCATTGGGTTTTAATTTATCGGGATTGTCTACCTGCACATTTGAATTCCTGATATACAGCACTACCTCATCCGATTTGAGATGGCCTTCAATGCCTCTCAACATCCCACGAAATGTTATGGTGCTAAATAGCCTATTTAACTCCTTGTTTTTTGCCAACGCTTTCCTAATGTCATCTCTCACAAATTCACCCCCATTATCAGAATATCAAAAATAGGGGTGAACATCAATCCTTCCCAAATGCGGCCTTGCACGCATTCTGAAACGCCTTTACCATCTGCGCCGCGGTTTCGGGATTAGCCATCATTTCCCGGGCCTGTCTGCCCTTCCATTCGTTCCGGATCCGGTGCTGCTCCGGCGTGAAGTGCTTGAGCATCTCTTTATCATTCTCGCTTCGGATGCTTACAATCTGCCCCAGGGGCGTATCCGGCATCAGCCCAGCCAGGAGCGTTGAAAACTCGCTCCAGCTCATGTCAGGTTCGTTCCGAAGACGAATTCCATATTGTGCAGTAAAGCTGGCGTCAATCAGGTCCCAGTCTTCGTAAAGATCATACCATTCGTTACAGGGATTCTTTCTCTTTGCGAAATCGGGCCTCCGCGGTCTCGTAATCTTCACCCATTACGGCAGCCATAATGGCGATCATGATGTTTTGATATGCAGACATCGAGAGGTCCATCTCATTGATTTCCTTGGCCGCTTCCTTGCCCAAAGTCATTTCAATGACCTCATCAATGAAGCTGACATCATCCATATTGGCATTTTTCATCTTTTGGTTCAGTTTGAGAATAGTGTTTTTACGGTCATCGATCTCATAGACCTTATCTTCAGCCAGCTTCAGCTTTGGCCGCTCATTGGTAAGTTTTGCAGAAATATCAATCGTCTTGCCCATCGGGCTGCTCCTCCTTTTCTGGTTTCAGACCCGGTTCTTCCGCCGGCGGTCCTTCCGCAGGTTCCACCAGGGCGCCGTGAATGGTGGAATTTATCTCACGAAACCGCTTTTCCGTCACCTCAAACACGGCGCCCTTTTCCCGCATTACTCCTGCTTTTAAGTCCCTGAATTTTCTAAGCGCTTTTACCTTCATCTTACGGCACCGCCGGCACGTATTCGGGTTTGCCATCACTCTGCAGCTCGAATTCCAGGCCGGAAACGTTTGTGGAGTCGCCGCCGAAGGGTGTAGTCACATTGACAATGCAGTCAAAGGTGAGCTTATCCCCATCCGGGAACTCAATTTCGGCTTTGCTGGAACACTCTAGCCCGCTCTTCCAGGCCAGGCCTGCCACGTAGTCGTTGCCGGGGTCTCCCACGTGCCGTTTGCCGTTCAGGGCGATAGTAAAGCCCTTGCCGGTCATTAGGCGCCGGACCCAGCCCTCGGTGTCCATGGGCGTCCACTCTTCGACGTTGCCATCAACAGATGGGGAAAAGGTCTCCATATCCTTAATCTCCTTCATGTCTGTTGCAGTGCTTTCCCGGCCCAGGGTTCCAATTTTAAACTTGAGGTCAAAAACAGGGTAAACACCAAGATTTGTAGCCATCTAAATCGTCCTACCTTTCGTAAATGATATAAGTCTCGATTACGTATTCGTAAATGCCGTAGTCTTCCGTTCCCATGCTGACGGGCCCGGACTGCGGCATCTGAAACATCACCACTCGCCGGCCACCGATAACGGCGCCGGTTTTCCCAAAAAGTGCGTTGTAAACCTCCTGTGCCTTCTGCTCCGCCAGGTTCGCATTTTTGCCCCAGTGGACCAGGATTGAAACGGCCTTTATGGCCGTGCCGGTGTTCTCCAGGCCGCCGATAGCAATGCGGGGTGCAGGCCCGATGGTGTTATAAATGCCGATGCATTGTTCCTTGCTACCGTCGATTTTGCCGATATACCAGGCCGGGCAGTCGATCTGCGTTTTCAGCCAGTCTCGGACCTGGGCCAGGGTCATCATTTGATCAGCCTCCCTGCCAGCTGCCGAAGGAACCTTGTAAACGCATCCTGTGCATATCGTTCTTTGCTGCCACCCTTGAGATACATGTGCATCCATTTGCCCTGGGCGTTCGGGTTCTTGTCGGTCCGAAAATTGTACTCCGGATGGTAATAGAGGCGCCGGGCGTAGGGGGTGTCGAACACTATTGCGGCCTTGCCCTGATCTAATTGGCTTTTGTCCACATACCCGCTCTTTACGGTTTCCACTCTCAGGGTCCCGACTTTCTTGCTGCCAACCGTAACCTCACCACCGCGTTCAAGGGTGCCTTTTTCTTTCGGAACTACCTGGCTGGCTATAATATCAGAGCGGATAGCCTCCGCCGTCATCTCCAGGGTTTGCACCATGGCCTGGGTCAATCTGTTAAGCTTCGCCTGCTCGAAGTTTATCCTTACCGCCATTAGATCAACTCCAACTCTGTAGAGAACACGCTGCCGTCCGGGTTCCGGGGTCTGGCCGCCCGGTAGATAATCCGTTTGATGGTACCCTCTACCAGGACATAACCTTCGATATCCCGGCCCGGGGCAATATCCCCTTCGATGATCGCTTTAGCGTTCAACTGGACCAGCCGGCGTTCGGCGTCCAGGATTTGCCGGGATTTCTCGCTGTAATTACAAAGGCCGTCGTAGACCAGCTGCTCCACCGGCTCTCCGTCTTCGCTTAAGCTTGTCAGGTAGACCTTGATGGGCGTCACGCAGGCCCACTTGGGAAATGGTAATTTGCCCGGCATCATCGGTTACACCACCCTGCAGGTTAATCCCGTTTGTGCCAGGTATTGCAGCACTTCCCGGGTGGTGGCCACGCCGTTAACTTTCTCGGTGGCAAAATTGAGGGACACGTCGCCGATCTTGTAACCGGCCAGCGGCATGTCCGCATAAGCCCCATACTGAGCATTGAAGTCAGCCTGAGAGCATACGGCCTTTTTGACACAGCCTTGCTGAAACGGAGTGAGACCGTCAAAACCTACCGCCCTGATGCGGTTGTAGGTGAGGCTGTCAATCTGATCGCTTGCCTTTGCCAGTTGACTGCTCAGTGCTTCATCGGGGATCACGTTACCGCTGTATTCATACTTGTAGTAATCAGCATCCGCATAGCTCATTCACTCACCCCCAAAAGGAAGAGGGCAGCTTATTTGCTGCCCTCTTTGCCTTTGCCTTTATCCTCTTTCAGCTTCGCCAGCTCGGTCTCCAGGGCCACAATCCTGTCCAGTGCGTCCTTATACTTCGTATACGGCACCGTCTTGGTAGGAGATATCTCTACCACTTCCAGCCTGTTCCCGCCTACCACCTTAGCTATGTCATAGCCCAATGCCAAATAGGCAGCCCGTTCGGCTTCGGTGATCTTCAGGTGCTTATTACCTCTTACTGCGTAGAGTTCAGCCATTTTAATGCCTCCTTATTACTCTTTGTTGTCTCCATCGCCCTCACTTTCGCCCTCGCCCTCGTTCAGGTCATCCCCAACCACTGTTGGCTCAACGTTGATCTGTACCCCGTCGGCCTTGCGTTCAATCAGGAACAGGTCAGTATAGCTCCTGTTCTGGTACAGGTACCCGTCCCCACCGGTATGAGAACCAGGCGGCCACAGATAGATAGCAGAGTGCTTAATCGGTGCAATCACGCTGCTGGGGTGCACCAGGATCATGTTGATCTGCTTCGCGTCCACAGCAGGAACAGCTCCGTTAGTGAAGTCATACGCAGT